GGGTTCGAGTCCCGCTGGAGGCACTTTTGGAAACCGCCAGAAATGGCGGTTTTCCTTTTATTTCCAACGGTTTTCAGACTTTCCTAATTCACTCCAATTCACTCCAAATCACGCCATTTCTCTACAAAACGTGGGCAAAATGTGGGCACGGAATCACCAGACCATCGGCAGTCCGAGGCATTGGCGCGCCCACCGTTCCACGGCACGATTCTCCTCGTCGTCGCCAAGCAGCAACAAGTATCCGGCGGGGTTTCCGTTCTTCGCATGTTCCAGCTGCTTGATTACGCCCCAGTCCTTCAAGGTGGTGATTGAGCGTTTGAATTCTTGGTTTGCAGCGCCTTTCCGCTTTTCGATGTATTCCTGGGCGTTTTCGCTCATGGCCTGCTCTGGCGATATGCCTAGCTTGCCGTAGTCGTAGGCGAATGTTTCGGATCCGCGCTTGTAGTATCGGCATGGGTAGCCCTTGGCTTTTGCGTCAGGGGTTGGGCAGTTACGTTCCGTGTCCCAGTCATAGGTGACGCTGGCCATGTAGGTGAGCAGCAGCAGTGCCGAGTTGCTTGTGGAGAGAGTGCCGTCAGCCCTCATCTTGGAGAACTTGCCCATTTGACCGAGCTGACGGATTGCGTTGAAGTTACGGTAGCCCATTTTTTCCATGTCTTCCTCCCCACCTGCTGGTAAATTGGCAAGTGGAGAAATGCTCGCGCTTTTCTTCATCCCCTTCGGTGTGACAGCGCCGGAGGGGCTTTTCTTTACCTGTACTTATTTGTACCATTGGTAGTAGACAAATAAGTACCAACTGGCAGTACGTATAAATACCGAAACCAATACTTATATGTACCATCTATATAAGTAATATATAGATTGGTAACATTCTTTTTATAGGGGCAATGTGCCAAAAAAAGAAAAAATCAGCACGTCCAATCCACATCTGCGGTAGCTTGAAGCAAAGATGAGAAGGGGAGACAATGAAGAAACTGATTTACCTCGTGCTATCCGTGCTGTGCGCAATCTCCGGCATGCCGGACGTCAGCTTCTACGACACTTTGGAAATCTCTCAGACACTCCTGCCGCAGCTTGACCGCCATAGGCTGCTCGACCTCATCCGCTATTTCGGCATCGCCAAGACGGAGCGTCATAGGGCCGCCGACGATGCCGCACAGACGGCACAGGTATTCGAGCGCCTGAAGCAAATATAAGCTTTATAAAGACTTATAAGGCAATATAAAAGCCCCACAATAGTGGGGCTTCGTTCGTTTCAGAGGCTGTTCACCGCATTGTAGAATTCCTGCGCGTCCTCGGCCTTCTTGAATTTCAGGGGCAAGGAGCGCAACGCACTGTACCTCCACGTGACGGTACGCTTCTTGATCGTCACGCCCTGCAAATCAGACACCTTGTAAGCTTCGGTCTTCTTATACCGGTGCAGGTACGTCGTGCAGACATCCAATTCCAGCCGATTCGCATACAGGCGGATACCCATAAACAACGGATCGTCAAGCCTTTCGCACTCGTAGATCGCGCCCGGCGCGGGCTGTGGTCTCTTCGCCATGATCATTCTCCTTTGCTTTCCTCTGATTCTATGCTTCAGACGATGCTGACACGCTCGGCCATGACTTGCCGGAAGTCTCCGAGGACTTGTGTCGTTATGTCGAGTTCATCATGTTGGCACGGAATCATCTGTACATTCTTTTCAAGAGCGCCTAGCCGATTTTTGCATCGAGAAACGCATGATCGCCATCGACATAAGCCCGCTCGATCAACTCATGCGTATCGGCGTAAAGCAGATCGTTGGACGGATACTCCTTCGCCATCTGACTTTGGATGTCCTGATCGGAAATCGACGGGTCAAGAATCTTCGCCATGATGGGGAATACGCTGCTGATCTCGTCATGCGGCCCATCGACGTAGACGCGGAGCATGTCGTTTTTCCCGTATCCGAGCACTGCCCCGTAGACCAGCACGTCCACTGACGATTGGCCGAGTCTTCCGTGGAGAGCGTCTGCGGTGGAGAAAGCGCCGGTGCGATACTCCGCCCGGTAATAGGGGCCGGTCGAATCGCTCGGCGTGAATTTCTCGACGTCGGTTATCTGCGTCGATGAGTTCGCGTTGAACTCGTCCACAAAGCTCTGCGCCGTCTTCTCGGCTGCCTGTTGTTGTGGCTTCTCCTGCTGTGCGCTGACGTCCGGCGTCTTGGCCGTCGTGGAATCCGGCTCCTGCTGGCTTCCGCAGCCACAGACCGTCGCCAGGAGAAGCGTCGCAGCTGTGATGGCAATGATTTTCTTACGCATTGAAAAACCTTTCTTTGATTCTATTTGGCGATGTGTTGAGCATGGCTCGGTAGTCCGTGAGCACCTGCGTTGTCACGTTCAGTTCCTCGGCTATCGACCATAGGTCATCGTCGTACATGCGTTCCGCCAATGCTAGTTCTGCCGGATCGATGAGCAGGCGCGCGGTCTGCCGCCGTGTACGGATCTCTACTTTCGAACTATTGTTCGCACAGCCGGTGTCGCCATGCCGCCAATGCAAGAGCTCGTGCGCGAGAGTGCACCGTTTGGCCGTGTATGTGAGCCTGCGGTCGATCAGTATCACCTCGGTCGCGGCGTCGTAGCAACCCCAAAGGCCATCGGGGAGAATGGCGCTGGATACGGTGACCGGCAGTCCGACAATCGCGCGGCGCATGGCGCCGTATGTCATGCGCCGGTCGATAGGCAGGTCAGGCAGGCTCGTCGTAATCCGGCCCAGCCTCTCCATTGATGGCCTCCTGCTTGCCAGCGGCGTCATAGGCGGCAAGACCATAACCGCCTGCCTGCGCTTTCCTCTCGGCGGCTTCGACCGCATGGCGCTTGGAGTCCATCACGATGTCTCCGATGGATACGCCGGTCACTTCGCTGATGCGTTCCAGGTCACTCAGGTTGAGCGGGAGGCTGTAGTTTGCCCTCGTGTACCAGTAGACCTCGCCGAAGCCGCAGGCCTTGGCGAATTCCTTGATGGTCATGCCGCTTTGCTTTTGGAGTCTGACGCATTCGTCCATGACCTGCTTGGCGAAATGCGTGACCTCCTGTGCTTTTCTTCCCATGCTTCAAATTATAGCTAATTGCGTAGTCATATGTGCATAAATCGTGAAGACTACGTAATTACGAATACGAGAAACTTCGTAATTACGTATATTAAAAACCGTCGAAAGGAAAACCGAGATGTTGAGCACCAAGAAGACCAAGACCCCCGACCACTACCCGTGCGGCCACATGCGCGGCCCCGGCTGGCACGACTGGCGCGCCTGCCTCACTAAACAGGGAATCGAGGAGGATGAATGGCCGGTCTGACCGAAACCGCCAGCCGTAACCTCGCGGGCGAACTGGCCCGCCATCGCAAAACACGCGAAGACCTCGCCAAAGCGTGGGGATGCGCGCCGAAAACAGTGGACACGCGACTCCGCGGCCAAACACCACTCACGACCGACGAAATCGAAAAAGCCGCCCACCTACTCGGCCTCGAAGCCTCCACCCTCACCATGGTCCTCATCCAACCAATCGACGCCGCAAGCCAATTCAAAGCCTGAAAGCCACAACCAAAGGAGCCTCCGATGAACAGCAAGACCTACACCCGAGAACTGCGCAAAGCCTGCGTGGAAGCCGTCTTCGACACGATCGTCAAGGAAGCGCAGAAATGACCAGCCAACTACTCAACCCGCCAAAACCGCCGGAATCAAGGAAAACCATGAAACCGCGAATCGAACTCATCGGCACTACCGGCTACGCCATCCGCATCCAGGAAGACAAGAGCGGCCAACTCATCGAACTCCACGCGGACGGTGGGGAAGTCCTCGCGGACATCCCCGAAAGCACCCTCGACAACTTCGCCTACACGCTCAACGACGACCTAGGGAACATGCGATGAGCCAATCATTCGAACTGCGAATCATCGAGGACGGCACGCACAGCAGTGACCACAGCTGCCTCATCGGACTCAGATTCGACATGGCAGACGGATACCAGGAACACATGCTCAACAAAACCGACCTCATGAACCTCCGCCGCGAAATCGGACGAACACTCAAAGAACTCAACCAGAAGAAGGACAAGAAATGAACATCTTCCAACAACGAGAACAAATCCTCGCGAACCTCATCGAAGCATGCAAGGACCACGACGAAGAGAAAACCAACCACCTGCTCAACCAACTCACGGAACTCGACAAGACAGCCGAACAGAAGCCACTGCCTGAAGAACCGAAGGAGCAGGGCTTCTATGTCACCGCGAATGATGGTCGGCTCCTGCTTAAGGACATCGATGATGACTGGTCGGCGCGCACATATGATAACTCGGCTAAGCGCATCTGGAATGGCAATAGACAGTATGTGAAGTGGCCGACTGTCTGCGAAACGCTCCCGCCTGAAGCCTTCCCGCTCAAGCGAGTGAACACGGGAGCTGATGACGATGACTGACACGATCACCATTCACGAACAGCAAGGCTTCTCGACCAGCCGCATCCTGTCGACCAGCATCCTCGCCAGCACATTCGAAATCAACAAGAAAGTGGACAAGACGATCATCCGACTGAGCCGGTACCTCGATGGAAGTTTCGTTCTGACGTTGAACGGCTCGCGTGCGGAACTCACCGCCGAGGAACTTGACAGAATCGGCGAACTGTTCCGCACGCAGGCCCGGAACGTGATCAACAGTCGGGAAGATTGAGCGACTGCTTCAGCATCACGGCAATGAAGGTCGTCTCACCTTGTGGTAGGAGTTGGAAGCCGACCGGCTCCCAACCGTCCATCTGCTCGGCCAGTTCAGGCGTCGAGCCAAGGAAATCAAGGGTAAGACTCCTTACGGCGCCGACCTCGGCAGGAAAAAGCTGTGAACTGGCGACGTGGAACGTGACCATCCGATACTCCGTTTTCATCCAAAATCACCTCCCTTCAAATGACAAGAAGACATCATGGACAACAATATCGAACCACGGCGGAAGCCGAACTACCTGCTGCGCCGCATCCTCTTCACGCTCGCCAGCATCGGCCTCATCTCCAGCCTGACACTCATGCTCACATGGCATGGCGGTGACACCACCGCCGCGCTCATGGTGGAAGGCGTGTACATCGCCACCGCATTGTGGCTGATCGTCAGATTCGCGCCACGCGACTAAAAGACTTCCCACCAGCCGACAGTCCAACAAAACAAACCAAATCTGGGATATTTTGCGCGGACATCCACGTTCACTCATGTCGGCTGGCGGGAACCATAACTGAATATCGATTATTATCCACGCGCCGACCACATCCTGCTTCACATACACTGTCGGCGCACTGGTTGGGCGACGGTTCGCCCGCCCAAGGATTCCACTCTTCTCTCTCTATCAAGAAACGCGGGCACTCCGGTGCCAGCAAACCCTTTCAAGTCCGCCTGACGGCTTTCAGTCGCCGTCGGCCACGCCACCGGCCGTGAACACGTTCAGGTCTGTGTTCCAACGGTCAAAGGGGCGTTCGGAATCCACGGACGGCATCGGTCCGACTCCGATGCCAGCCACTCAGCCCCATCCACTCGTCATGGTGGGGCACACAACGCCAACGAGCAAAGGACAACCAATGAAAATCACCACACCACACGGCACTCTCGAAGGCGACAACATCGAATCCATCCTCAAAGAGCATGGATTCCACTGCCTGCATGGTGCCGACCTGTGCGATGCCGACCTGCATGGTGCCGACCTGCGCGGTGCCTACCTGCGCCACGCCGACCTGCGTGGTGCCGACCTGCGCCACGCCAGCCTGCATGGTGCCTACCTGATGCACGCCGACCTGCGTGGTGCCGACCTGTGCGATGCCGACCTGTGCGATGCCGACCTGTATCGTGCCGACCTGCGCGGTGCCTACCTGCGCCACGCCGACCTGCGTGGTGCCGACCTGTATGGTGCCGACCTGCACCGTGTCTACGATGTAAAACTCAGCATCGCCAAAATCAGCATCCTTCCGGACGAAGGCGACATCATCGGCTGGAAAAAAGCATACGTAGACGACACAATGCCACCGAGACCAGTCATCGTAAAGCTGCTTATCCCAGCAGACGCGCAACGCTCCAACGCCACTGGCCGCAAATGCCGCGCCAGCACAGTGCGAGTGCTCGACCTGCAAGACAAGCAAGGCAACAGCCTTCCACCGGACACCACGGCATACAGCGGATACGACACAGACTTCACGTACAAAAAAGGCGAAACCGTGCACGTCGAAGACTTCGACACCAACCGGTGGAACGAATGCGCTCCAGGCATCCACTTCTTCATCACCCGCATCGAAGCAGCCGAATACTAGGAGACTCAAAATGAACAATGAAATACAACGATTCGAGTTTAAGGGTGCATCATTACGCGCCCTGACCGACGAGGCGGGGGAGCCTTGGTTTGTCGCCAAGGACGCGTGCGACATCCTCGGCAATGACACAAATCATCTCCGCGAAGCTCTTGATGATGACGAAATCACAAACCTCCGTAATTCGGAGGTTTGGAATCAGCCGGGGCGCGCACCTCTCATCATCTCTGAGCCAGGCCTGTACAAGCTCATCATGCGCTCGCGGAAGCCGGAGGCCGAGGAATTCCAGCGTTGGGTGACGCATGAGGTGCTTCCGCAGATCCGCAAGACTGGCGGCTACATTCCAACCACGGAAGTGGATGATGACATGACCATCCTCGCGAAGGCCGTGCTCGTCGCGCAGAAGACCATCGAGCATAAGAATCGTCAGATCGCGGAAAAAGACGCGCAAATCAAGGCGTTGGAGCCTAAAGCGTTGTTCGCCGACGCGGTGGCCGCTTCGGACGGCACGTGCCTGGTGGGCGAATTGGCGAAGATGCTGCGCCAGAATGGCTTGAACATCGGCCAGAATCGGCTTTTTCGGCTTCTTCGCGATGATGGTTTCTTCGGCAGGTCCGGTTCGAACCGCAACGTGCCGACGCAGAAGGCGATGGACCTCGGCCTGTTCCGCATCAAGGAGACCGCTGTAACCCACTCGGACGGCCACGTGACCATCAGCCGCACGCCAAAGGTCACCGGCAAGGGACAGCGCTATTTCATCGCCCGCTACTGCCCGAAGAAGAAGCCGAATGACTGACCTGCTTCGGCCGGAGGAGTTCGCGGCGATGATTGGCATGAGTCCCCGCACTCTCGCCAATTGGCGGAGCAATGGCAAAGGGCCGAGATATTTGAAGATTGGTGCCGAGCCGCCGGAAGGCAAGCAGGACAGGCGTGAAGTGCGTTATCAGCGTGACGTGGCCGAAAGGTGGGCCTTGGCTCACGAATTCACGAGGACGATAGCGAGATGAAACCCCACAATGATGGCCACTACTTCGTGCCTGGAAGCCGTCAGACCGGCAGATATGAGCCGCGCGGATTCATGGTCAGCTCTTACGTGAAGCCGACTTTGACGGAGCAGGGCATCGACGTGGACGAATTCATCAAACAAAACCGTCATCTAATCGAAAGACTTAGGAAAGGAAACCATTGAAACACGAATATGACTCCGACGAGCTCGCCGAGCTGAAAAGCATCTACGACGAGTCGGGCGAAGCCGGACTCCAGATCGGCGAAATGCGGGCGTTGCGCAAGGCCGGACTCCTCACGCAGGGCCTGCCGGCGAAACCGGAAGCACCGTCGAAACGCGATCTCATCATCGCACACTGCAAAAACCGCATCGACCAAGGCCAGCCGTTCGACGGCAAGGAAACAGCCGAAGCGCTAGGCATGAGCCAGAAAACAGTCGGCAACATCATCAGTCAACTCCGCAAGGAGGGACTATTGCCGGCCTTTGACAAGCACTCGCCACGCAGCAAAGCACAGAAAACCACCACAACCGGAAAGAAGAAGGAGACCATCATGGCCGTCACATCGAAACCAGCCGCCAGCAAGGAGGAACCAATGAGCCAGGGAATCACCGCCAACAAGGAGACAGCACCGGAGAAACAGTGCGAGAACACGCGCGCCATCATCTCCAATGCATTGACCGGCATTTTCGACGCCATCAGCGCATTGCAACGAACCGCGTTTCAATCCAACGACAAAGTGGTCTACGGATTCGCCACGAAACTCCTCAACGGCGAACTCATGGACTTGAAGGCCAACTACAGCAAGGATGCGGCGAAATGAGACTCAAGTTCAACAGCAAGGATGGCGTTTTCACCGTCAAACCCGAAAACGAAGAGGAAAAAACCGCGCTCAAAACGTCGGCACCTGCCATCTGCAATCTCATCATCGATTTTTTTAACGGTGAAGTCCAGGAAATGAAGGTGGCGAAGGAATGAAGCGGATACCACTCAAGGACACGGAACGCTACACGTTGGAACGGTTCCGACAGTGCAAGAAAACGGAACGTCATCTCGCATGGCTGAAGAGCCGTAAGGCTGGTGTCGGCGGTTCCGACATGAGCACGATCCTCGGCCTGAATTCCTTCAAGACACCGTATGAGCTGTGGCTTGAGAAGACAGGCCGCGTGGAACCGGAGGACATCTCCGACAAGTGGGCCGTCATCCGCGGCAATGCCTTGGAGAACGAGCTCAGGAAGCGTTTCCGTGCCAATCATCCGGAAATGCTCGTCACGGACGGCACCGACAAGCAGTTCATCATGCGCGGGAAGCCATACCTGCGCGCTTCCCTTGACGGCATCCTGCAGAAAGAGAACGGCGATTTTGGAATCCTCGAAATCAAGACGGCGAGCAGCCGTCGAGCGGGGGACTGGCATGACGAGGAAGGCAACCTCCGAATCCCGCCATACTACTTGGCTCAAGTCGAGTTCTACGCGCTCGTCACTGGATGGACGTGGGGCTACGTATACGCGGCCATCGGAGACGACGAGCCGGCGGAGATACCGTTCCAGGCCGACGTGGAGGACATGGCCGCGATCGACAAGGCCGCAGCCGACTTCTGGCATTTCGTCACTTCCGGCACTCCACCGCAGTTGACTGGCGGCGACGTGCAGAAGGCGTTCCCGGAACCTACGCCGGACATTGTGGACGAAAGCGACGATGACGACCTGTACGACCTGCTCGCAAGATACGAGAGCGCCACCGGAATGCTGAATGACATGAAGTCCGCTCAGAAGGAATTGCAGGAGCAGATCATTCTGCGCATCGGCTCGCACACCGGCATCAAGTGCGGGAATTTGCAGGCCACCTACAAGCCGATGACACGCAAGGAATACACCGTCAAAGCCACCACCTACCGCAAATTCGCGCTCAAAACCATCGAAGAAAAGGAGCAATAAAAATGGGAGCAATCGCACAGCAGGCGCAGGGACAGCAGTTGCAGCCGCTCAATCCGAAGGGCAAGCTCAAGCAGCTTGTGGAGCATTCATGGCCGCAGATCGCACGTGTCATCGGCGGCAACCTCGACAGCGAGGCGCTGTTGCAGATGTGCATCAGCAGCATCAACCGCACTCCCGCATTGGCCGACTGCACGCCGGTGAGTGTCCTTTCCTGCTTCATGCAGTGCGCGGCACTTGGCTTGCGCCCATCCGACGTGGATGGATTGGGACAGGCGTACATCCTGCCCTATGGCAACAAGAACTATGCCACAGGGGAGAAGCAGGCCACGTTCGTCATCGGCTACAAGGGCATGCTGAAACTGTTGGAGAACAGTGGAATCTACGCGCAGCCGCGAGCCGTCTACGAGGATGACAACATCAAGCTCAAGCTTGACGAAAATGGCGTGCCGACCATCGAATGCCCGGACGAGGTGAACGTGGACGCCGACCACAGCGAGGACAAGCTGAAATTCGTGTACCTCTCTGTCCAGCTGCCGAATGGCGGACGATACGCCGACTACATGTCGAAACGCGACCTGCTCGAATACCGCGAGAAGTACGCGCCACGTAATCGCAGCCGTCAGATCACCGGCCCGTGGGTGAAGAATTTCGTGGAGATGGCGAAGAAGACCATCATCCGTCGCAGTTTCAAATATCTGCCGGTCAACATCGAGGCGAAGAAGGCCGCGAGCGTGGACGAGACCACACCGGATTACGGCGACGTGTTCCAGCCGGTAATCACCGATTCGACTGATGACGTGACCGCCGAGGTCATGGACACCGACACTGAGGCCGATTCGGAAGCAAAGGATGGTGAGTGATGGCCGGAGAAACCGTAATCACCGTGGTGGGCAACCTCACCGCAGATCCTGAGATGCGCACGACCCGTAATGGTTCCACGGTGGCGAACTTCAGCATCGCGGCCACGCCGAGAGTGTTCGACAAGCAGTCCAACCAGTGGGTGGACGGGGACGCGCTGTTCCTGCGCTGTTCCGCCTGGCGTGACCTTGCCACTCATTGCGCGCAGAGTCTGTCCAAGGGCATGCGTGTGATCGCGCAGGGCCGTTTGCAGCAGCGTTCCTATCAGGCGCAGGACGGTTCCAACCGCACGGTCATCGAATTGCAGGTGGACGAGATCGGCCCGTCGCTCAAGTATGCGACGGCTCAGGTGCAGAAGATGCAGTCAGGCGGATACCAGGGCGGTAACGCCAACGGTGGCGGCTATCAGCAGCCGCAGCAGGCGCAGCAGCAGTCGCAGGCTCCGGCCGATGATCCGTGGGGCGCTCCGGCTGGAGAGCCTGACTTCTGATGATGCGTGAGTGGATTGAGCCGCCAGACGTGCTGCCGGTATGTCCCAAACATGGGTGCGCGCTGTATCCGGCGCGCCCCATCCCATGCCCCGAATGCGAAATCGAATCCGAGGAAGAGGAGGAATGATGCAGGAATTCGTCGTGGACATTCCACGAGACGAATGGTGGACGCAAAACCGTCGCGGCCACTGGCGAGTGAAATTCGCGCACACAAGCGCAGTCAAACAGCGTGCCATGGCATTCGCCAGATTCTGGCTCCAAAACGGCCACCACAGGCCACAACACTTCCCAGTGCACGTCACCGCGATCATCCACCCATTGACCCACGGCCGCTTCGACCCGGAGAACGCGGCGCCCATGGTCAAAGCCATCCTTGACGCGCTCACCGATACCGGATTCTGGCCCGACGATGACTCAAAACACATCATCGGCCCCGACTACCGAGGTGGAGAACCAAGCATCCGAAAAGGCTGGTACCGAATCACAATCCGAATCGAAGAAGAGGAGCACTGACATGGCTACGAACGTGAGTCAGCAAGACGAGACACTGCACAAGGTTATCGAATGGTGTGAGCAGCGCGAGGTTGAGGGATTACGGCTTGCCAATGCTTTGCTGCAGAAGCATGACTTGGCTGCTTATGCAGTGGTCAAAGCTCAAATAGACGCATATCACAAGACCGCCGAACATTGCCGTCACATGCTCGGCTATTCCGGCTCGATGCCGTCCGAGGTGCCGAATCAAAGCGAGGACGCGAAATGAGTAAACGGTACAAGGTTTGCCCACTTTTTTGGGGTGATTACGGCTGTAAACGCACCTTGATGAATATGGGTGCGTTTGAAGAGTTGCTGAACGAGGGTTGGCAGATTCTGCGGGTGGATACCATGCCGCCAACGGAATTGCGTGATAACGCCGTCGCAGCGACGAACGTCTACATCCTTGAGAGGGAGGCTAATGATGATTAGTCAATACGACAAGGACATGTGTTGCCTGTATATCGCTGAGGGGATGAGCTACATCTGGCAACAAAAAGGGAACCAAGAGCTTTCCCGAATACTTGAATCATTGGCCGATAGGAAGCTCATGAAGCGTGTCCATGGCGGGTATGCGATCACGCTCAAGGGCCTGTTGGCAGTCAAGGTGTGGAGACTTCACCTGTTCCTGTTCCATCACGATGAACACAAGTACTTCAGGAGGAAGAAATGAGTATCGCAGAGGATGAAGCGGAGAGGGTGTACCCGACCCGCTATTGGGATGGAACGCATGTCAAGGAAAAGTTCTACTGCGACACGGACGATTTGCAGGAAGCTTACCTGCGAGGCCGCGAAGCGCCACCGTCTGACGTTGAGGTGGAGGCCGTGGCAAAACGCTTGCTATGGCGAAGCTGCAAGAAGTGGGATGGCATCGAAAGCGACTGTGTGGCGAAGGACGAAGATGACGCATGGAATTATGCCGGTGAGATTCCCGGCTTCCAGGAGGAATATATCAGACAGGCCAAGGAAATGCTCGAAATCGCACGGAAGGCGGTAAACGAATGAGCAAGGCAATCCGGTATATCGAGTGCGCCCACTGCGGTGAGACGGTGGGCAGCTATTACGTCACCTGCCCTTACTGCGGGTACCGGCTGGTGGACGCGAAGCAAGCCGTAATGGACGGCCTGCAATGGTGAAAGACCTGCTTGACACGCCACCGGACTTGGTGGAGATTGCCGAAGCCCTGGATGCGATGGCGAAACCGCACTACGGCTCGGCGTGCAAGCTGATTGCCGAATCGGAAGGCGAACAATGCACCACCGAACGGCAGGAAGCCATCTGGATGGCATACAACGGCATCACAAGAGGAAAGGATTGAGATGGCAAGGCGCGGATACGTGCAGCTCGTGAACGCTTTTTACAGCAACGAGAAGGTGCAGGAATTGGCGCGCAGTGGACGCATGGACTCTGTGGGCGCCTTCTGCATGGCCCTGGCGTATTGCGGCGATCATCTCACGGACGGCTTCGTGCCGCGCCGCGCCATGCTCTACGTCATCGGGGCCACCAGCGAGCAGATCCGTGCACTATGCGATGTGGGCATGCTTGAGGAGGTCGATGAAGGCTGGCTGATCCATGATTACACCGAGCATAACCGCACCAAAGAGCAGGTATTGCACGCCAGGAAGAAAAGCGCCGAGCGCGTGGCCAAGCATCGCAACGAATCGGATGTAACGGCGTTACATCGGAACTGTAACGCTGTTACATCGGGACAAACACCAGAACACCAGAACACCAGAACCCAAAAGAAAGATGAAGAAGAATATTCTTCTTCTTCATCCAAAGAAATCGGGCTGAACGACTTCGAGCTGGTCAGGGAGAAAGCCCACGCCAATGCCGCCATAATCCGCGATTACCCGAATCTCGACCTCACGGACGCGTGGAATGCCTTCGCCGCTCGCCACTACGGCGAGACACGCACCGTCAACGACTGGTGCCGCCTATGGAAGGGCTGGTGCCAGCGACGCGCACGCATGAGCGGCATACCACCCTCGAAACCACACAGGCACACGTGGCAATGCGAACACGTGCTCCAGGCGCTCGGACGCGACAAGGAAACCGCCACGCCAGACCAACGAGCCTGCCAACTCGCAGAACGACTCAACAAGGAGCAGAACACACAATGATAGAACCCAAACTCATCTACCATCTCACAGACGCCGAATACCACCGACGCATGGCCAAGGCATGGCGAGAAGGCTACGCAGCCGGATGGAAAGACCAGGAATGCGACTTTCCGCCACACACCACAGAAAATCCATACAAGGAGACAACACGATGAGAATCAAGAAAGTCCTCGAAGACATGATCATCAAGTGGCATCAGGCCGGTTACGCGCTTGACGAGATCGCGCCGCTCGTGCCGCAGGTGCCGAAAGCCGAAATCGCCGCACTCATCCGCCAGCACGACAAGGAGACCAGACTTTGACCAACTGCCAGCACTGCCGGAAGCCAATGAAGCCGGTGGCCGCGAATCTGCTCTGCGCCAGCTGCCGAGAAAACTACTGGCAGCTGATCCGCCAGCTCGGACACGTCCAACTGCCCGCCCTGCGGAGCATCATGCTCCGACAGGCCCGCATCGGCACCCCAGCACACACGCCAAGCCGAGGCAACGCACCAATACCCATCGACACCCACGCTCAAGACCTCATCGCAGACAGCGAAGCATGGTTGGCGGAACAGGCGGGCAAAATACGCGCCGCATACGCTGGATACGACTGGCGGAAAGCGTGGTTCGCCATAATCAGCAACCGGCGCACCATCCTCGACATGAGCACTGCAGCAGACGATTACGCAGCCCTGGAACACATCAGCCGACGCAACGAGACGGCCTTGACACCAGAAGAGGCAATGGTCATCATCGGCACATGCCCACAATGCGGCCACCAAGCCACCAGCACGCCACAGGCCGACGAATGGACATGCCCGCACTGCAAATGGCAAGGCGGAGTCCAAGCAATAAAAGCCGAACGCGACAACAAACTCTGGCAACTCGAATACACCGGAAAACCAGTCGAAGTCGCACGCTACCTCGCCAAAATGGACATCCACTGCACAAGCGACCAGATCCGCCAATGGCTCACCAGAGGCAAACTGTCGCACGCCACGCCGACAAAACACAAAGGAGAGTACGTGTTCAACCTCGGAGAACTCACAGCCATGCTTGACTGTCACAATTAAAATGCTATACTGTCGTATGTTCGTAGAATGAATGGCTCAGCATAATGATAGCTGAGCCATTATTCATATCGCTTCGGTAGCTCAGTGGCAGAGCACAAGGGATAGCACAGATACCTAGGACGGATACCTTACCGGCCATGGCTTCCTACTTCTTTAAATCGAATGCCCGTGTGATGATAAAAAGACAGTGCACCCCACACAGGCGCTGGTTCGACTCCAGCCCGAAGCACCACAAGGCGGTGACCACATGCCAGGAAGAACGCGCAAGACAAGCCGCCAATTCGAAAAAGACAAGGCCGCATTCTTCACACAATGCAAGGCACAGCATGCAGTCTGCTGGTTGTGCGGCATGCCAATCGACTATGCGGCACCGAAGAACACCACCGATGACAGCTTCAACCTCGACCACATGTTCCCCGTCAGCAAGCATCCCGAACTCCAATTCGACCCAGCAGGCTTCAAGCCGAGCCACACCAGCTGCAACCGCTTGAGAGGCAACCAAGATCCGCCAGCGCCAATCGGAACACTCTCAAGACAATGGATAACAACAGCATGAGCCCAACACGAGGGGTAGGGGCGGTGAAATCGTAAAACCAACGACAGAGCGCAAGACGTCCCGCGTGGTCGGTCTTCCTCTCCCCGATAAGTGAAATTGTTGGCGGGTCGCGCGCGATGGCAGATTAGGGGGTGTTTTCGATGAGTGCGAAGTTTCCGAGTCGGAATGTGGCGGAGGCGTTGGAGCGTTCGTTGAAGAACGCTGACCTCAAGGCTGTGAATTCTGCTGTTGTCGCTGCGGCTCGCGTGTTGGCTGAGCGTATCGATTATCTGACGTTCTCCGGTTTTGTCGATGAGAACGGCAAGCTCGACAACGTTTCGCTGCCGACGTTCCTCAAATATTGCCAGAGTCTTGGTTTGACGGTTGATGCTCCGGCTAAGGTTGGTCGGCCTGCGAAGCCGAAGGTTGAATCGAAGCCGGAGGCGCGTAAGAGCGACAAGGTTGTGCAGATGGAAGATTTCATGAAGCGTTTCGGCTAGGAGGCGTTCGATGGTGTCGGAAGATTTGAGTGTTTTCGGTGCCATCGATGATGAGAAGCATGGTGTGACCCTGCCGCGTATTTATACTCCGCCGCTTCGCCCATTGGACAAGAACACTTCTAATGGCTTCGCTGTGATCGCGTTCGCCGAGATCATGCTTCACGTGCATCTCTATCCGTGGCAGTGCTGGCTGCTGGTCCATGCCTTGGAATTGCTTGAGGATGGCAGCTATCGCTTCCGCAAGGTGATTGTGCTTGTGGCCCGCCAGAACGGCAAGACCACGCTGATGGGCGTGCTTGCCGCGTGGTGGCTGTTCGTGGACTCCAACAAGCATCCGGACAGGGTTCCGCCCGTGAAGTTTCTGGTGGTCGGTGCGGCGCAGACGTTGGACAATGCGAAGGGTCCTTACAATCAGGTCAAGGAGTGGTGCAATCCTCAGCCTTCGACTGATGAGGAAGCGGATCTGGTGATTCCGGATCTTGCCGCGATGACGCAGAAATTCGTTAACACGAACGGCGAGGAGGCGATCATCACCCGCTCGAAGGCCCGCTATATCGTCCGCGCCGATAAGAATATTCGCGCGAAGAGCGCCGCCCGTGTGGTGTTCGATGAGTTGCGTGAGCAGCATACTGATGATGGCTGGAATGCCGTCAGCCAGACCACGAAGGCAGTCTGGTCGAGCCAATTGTGGGGCATTTCGAACGCTGGCGACTATCGTAGCGTCGCGCTCCGCAAGCAGGTGGACAAGGGCCGTAAACTCGTGGACGCTTGGAAGCAGTATGTGGCTGATGGTGTGGATGCCGCCGAGGCTTTCGCCAATGGCGAGCAGGACGGCAGCTTCGGATATTTCGAGTGGTCGGCGCCTGACAAGTGCCCGGTGGATGATGCCGACGCGATCCGCCAGGCGAATCCGTCGCTCGGCTATGGGCCGATGACTGTTATGTCGGTTCGGTCCGATATCGATGGCATGACCGAGGCGGCGTTCCGTACGGAAGTCCTGTGCCAGTGGGTCACGGCTGACATCATTCCTTTTATCAATCCGAAAATGTGGGCCAGCGGCATCGACTCGCGTTCCACGATTCCGAATGAGAATCGTGTCGTGCTGTCCGTGGACACGTCGGCCGACCGTAAGACCACGTATGTGGCCGCTGCCGGAATGCGTGCGGACGGGTTGCCGCACGTGGAGTTGATCGCTCGTCGTGACGGCATGCTGTGGGTGCCGCATTATCTCGACCTTTTGCAGGAGTGTTGGCCGCATGTCACGGAGATCGCCGTGCAGGGCAAGGGCTGTCCGGCAGTGGACTTCATCGACCCGCTCATCGAAAAAGGGTGGACGGTGCATCTCATCGAAGGCTTCCGGCTGGGCGCGTGCTGCGGCCGTTTCCATGATCGTGTGCGTGAGGGCAAGCTGCGGCATCTTCCGCAGCCAGCCATCGAACAGCAGGTTTCCGTGGCCGTATCCCGGCGTCTTGGCGAAGTCGAGGTGTGGGACCGCACCAAGTCCGCATTGCAGATTTCCGGCTTGGTTGCCGAATCGCAGGCGCTTTATGCGCTGGAGACCATGCAGGCTGAAACGCTTAAACCGAAATACGAGCCCTCGCAAGGCGTGAGGGTCAGATTCTAGATTCTTCACAAAGAGGGGAGTATTGATGGGATTCCTTGACCGGCTCCTCCACAATAACGCCGCAGCTATCGGCATGAAGATGGCCGAGGCCGACGCACATCCGACGCCAGCGACAAGCATTCCACTCGCCAACGGCGACAGTTGGCCGTCCGACATGGACTTTTACGGGTACGCGTCCGGCGCCTACTGCAGGGAGTATGCGGTGCGTGTCGTGGTGGACTTCATCACCCGCAACATCGCCTCGCTGCCATTCAAGGTGTATCGGAAGAACGCCGATGGGGATGCCGAGGAAGTCTCCGACGGCGCTCTTGCCGATTTGATGAAGCGTCCTTCTCCTCTTCCTGGAATGACACGCTACCGTTTCATTAGCACGCTGCTTCGTGACATGCTGCTCGATGACCGGTGGCTCATGCTCCTGGGCGTGAACGGTGGCCGTTTCACGCTCCGTCGCATACCGTCTGACTGCTATCAACTGTCGGGTAACGCTTTCGGCGAGATTACCGGCGTGAATCTGCTGACGATGGACAGTCAGCAGGCCATGCATTTCGATCTGCCTGATCCTCGCGTGCATTTGGATGTCGGCTTTATTTCCGGCCTCCAGTTCGGCGATAGTGTGACCAACGTGCTTCGTCCGCTCTTGGCGGAGGCGAAGGCGATGGCTTCCTACCGGCGCAATATCGCCAAGAATGGCATGCAGGCCGGTGGCTACGTCTTCCGGCCGAAGGAGATGCCGTGGCTGTCGCAGGATGATTACGACGATTTCACCAATGGATTGCGTAATTTCATTCAGAATGGTGGCCGTGAGGGTGGCTGGCCTGTCCTGAAGGACGGCATGGAGATGCGCCCTTTGGACAATGTCTTCAAACCGGTGGACGTGAACGATTTGGAGGCGCGCGACCGTATCAATATCGCGGTGTGCAATGCCTTCCAGATTTCGCCGGAAAACGTCGGCTTCCGAACCGGCACCAATTCCAACATCAGCGCGTTCAAAGAGCAATTGTGGAATGTTGAGCTGATGCCATACATCGTGGCATTGGAAGAGGCGCTGAATCTGAGCCTTCCCGAGGCCGTGAGCGAGCCTGACTGCTACATCAAGGCCAACGTTGACGCGAAACTACGTGGAACCACGTCCGAACAGTATCAGGCGCTTTCCACGGCTACCGGGCGTCCTTTCATGACCACGAATCAGGCGCGTCAGATTCTGGACATGCCGCGCGTGCCAGGTGGCGACCAGCTCATCACGCCATTGAATGTGAGCGAGGGCGGCCAGCCCAGCCCGCAAGACGGCGGCAAGACGCAGAACGCGCAGGAGAACAATCCGGTCAACGGCGAGGACGCGAAGGCGATGCTTGCCGAATTCAAACGGCTTTACCGGTATGACGCGCAATTCCACGCCGAGTGGGACGCGCTTACCAAGGAGGAAACATCATGAGGCTTGATTTCAAGGGCTTCGAGCTGAAATCCCTTGATGACAGTCAAGGCGAGGGCGTGTTCAGCGGCTACGCCTCGACGTGGGACAAGGATTTGTACGATGACGTGATCGTCAAGGGCGCTTTTGCCGATACTTTGCAGAACGATTTCCAAGGTTCCGGCGCTGGCATTCCGATCCACTGGCAGCACAAGGACGACAAGCCGACCGACATCATCGGCGAGACGCTGAGCGCAGTGGAGGACGAGCATGGACTGCTCGTCACCGCCCGTCTTGACCTTGACCTTCCGGAAGGCAAGCGCGCCTATGAGCTGCTGCAGCGTGGCCTTATCCATCAGATGAGCATCGGCTTCATCGCCGAGGAGACCGCTTTCGTGCAGGACGGTAAGAGCGCTTGGGACGGTTACCGTGAGATTCGTCAGGTGAAATTGTTCGAGATTTCCCTCGTGCAGGTCGCCGCGAATCAGGGCGCCGAAGTGCTTGAAGTCAAGAGCGGTAGAGCCATCAGCGCCTCCAACGAGAGCAAGCTCCGTGCCGCCCTCGACAGCCTGCACGAGGTTCTTGATGGCATCGATTCCGACAACAAGAAGCCGGACGATTCGTCTGATGACTCCACGGATGATTCCGGCGACGAGCCAGACGATTCCACGGATGACCCGAAGAAGAAAGACCAGAAAAGCTTTGACCAGCAGTGGGCCAAGGAATACCAAACCATCAGCGACTTCTTCTCGCTGGAACACTAACCGAAAGGAGTGCCATGAATCTCATGGACAATCTCGCCGCCGAGAAGAAGGCGGCACAGTCCATCCTCGCCAAGGGAATGGATAACATCACCGAAAAGGAGCAGGAAGAGCTCAAGCAGCATTACGCCGAGGCGAAGAAGCTGCAGGAGCGCATCGACCTGTTCAAGGAAGCCGGAGAAGGACTCGACCGTCTCGCCGGAACCTCGAAGACCGAGCATAAGACCGCCGAGGCGAAGACAATCGGCGACTTCTACGTCAAGTCCCTGCAGGAGAAGGGCTTGAGCGTGCTCGCAACCAAGGGAGGCTTGTTCTCCACTCCGGAATTCAAGGCTGCTTCCGACACTCAGGTCACAGGTGGAGCGTCCGGAGCCTACGCGCCGTTCCTTACTGAAACCGATCAGAACGGCGTATGGCCGTATGAGCGTCCGCTCGTCATCGCCGACCTTTTCGCGTCCGGCACCATGAGCGGCACCACCATCAAATATCCGGTCTACGGCTCCCTCGAAGGCAACGCCACCACCGTCGCCGAGGGCGCGCAGAAGCCTCAGATTCACATGCCGGATCCGACTTGGGTGTCCGACAGCCTGCACGAGGTCGCCGCATGGTGGAAGATCACAGACGATATGGCGGAAGACCTGCCGTTCGTCGTGTCCGAGATCAACCAGCACGCCCAGTACAACCTGAAGCTGCAGGAGGAGATTCAACTCCTGTCCGGCGATGGCACCGACCCGAATCTCAATGGCATTCTGAACCGTGAGATCCAGTCCAAGGGTCAGGCCGCGGACTCCGATCCGGACCGTATCTTCGCGGCCACCACGGATATCGCCACCGCGACCGGCTTCTCCGCCGACGCCGTGGTCATCAACCCTGCCGACTATCAGACAATCCGCCTGTCCAAGGACGCGAACGGCCAGTATTTCGGCGGTGGCTTCTTCGCCGGCCAGTACGGCAACGGCGGCATCATGCAGAACCCGCCGCTGTGGGGACTGCGCACCGTCGTCACCGAGGCGATGACCAAGGGGACCGTGCTCGTCGGCGCGTTCAAGGCAGGCGGCACCATCTACCGCAAGGGCGGCCTGACCGTCGAATCCACCAACAGCCACGAAAACGACTTCACCAACGACAAGATCACGTTCCGAGTTAAGGAACGCCTCGCCCTGCAGGTCAAGTACCCCAAGGCTTTCGTCAAGGTGTCCCTCGGCAAGGCCGGAAAGTGAGGTGAACCGTGAAGCAGTATCGGCTGGCCGACACATCCAAGGCCAAGGTGGACGCTTCGACTTACATCGAGGACGTGCTCTTCGTGGACGGCAATGACAATCCGGTGAACGTCACCGGCGGTTCCACTTCCACGCCGTATGTGCTTCCCGCGGCCGCTGAGAACGCTCTCGGTGGCGTGAAGCTGGCGAATGTCACGATCTCCGGCACTGCGAACGCCTCCGTCGCGGCTGCTGCCTCCACCACTCCGACGAAGGCAGAGTACGACGCGCTCGTGGCCGCGTACAACGATCTGGCGCAGCGTGTCAATGCTCTTGTGGCTGGTCTTGTGGCTGCTGGCGTGGTGAAGACGAGCTGAGACGGGAGGTCGGCATGATTGACGTGAATGTGATTCCTGACATGATTGCCGACCCTTCGGCTTTCGAGGATGACGCGCAGTTTCGGCTTAAGGCGGCGCAGGCGGCCATCCGCCGTGAATGTGGTTGGCATGTCATGCCGAACACGGAATTGTCCGGCGTGCTCAACTCGCGTGGCGGCATGGTGATTCGACTGCCCGCCCGTCATGTGACGAGCATCGAATCATTGACCGACCGTGATGGCAACAAGCTGGCTTATGCCTATGATCCTGATACTGGTCTTGTGGAGTCCTTGTCTGGCGGCTTTCCCGCTGGCATTGCGGCCATCCGCTACGAGATTCACGCGGGCTATGATGACGCGCCGGACGTGCAGTCGGTGCTTATCAGCGCCGCGAAACGTGCCGGCATGAGTCCGCTTGGGCTTATCACCTCGCAGTCAACGAATGGCAGCAGCGCGAGTTTCGACGTCGTGTCGCTCATGCAGGAGGAACGGGACAAGCTCAAACCCTACAAGCTTGGAGGGTTGCCGTGAGCCTGATCGACGACCTGAACTCCGCTGTCGGCGTTTCCGCCATGGCTGGGGCCACGCGCTTTATTCGACTGCGCGCCAAACGCAAGGCCAATCCGTACAATTCGGCGCAGAACGAGCCAGACTGGAGCGTGCCTCCGGACGAGCTAGCCATCACGGGCGCCCTCGCCTCCAGCTCCAGCATGCGCACGCCGGACACGCTCGACACACAAACCGCATCCACAGCGTACCTCACCATCCCGGATTCGACAGCCGACGTGAAAATCGGCGACCGGATCCGCGCAGACCCCGACGACGGACGCTTGTGGGAAGTCGACGGATTCCCCTCGAAGGACGCGAACGCGTTCACCGGCTGGCGTCCGACCTTGGAATGCCGTCTGACGGAAAGAAAGGGCTGACAATGGCGAAAAGCAGGATATCGGTCAACTTCAACCAGAAATTCTTCGACGAGATTCTCAACAGCGCCGGAGTCAAGTCGCTCACCACGCTGGCTGCGGACAGGGCACTCGCCTACGCGAAGGCGTCAGCTCCGGTAGATACCGGCGCATACCGCGACGGCCTTGGAATCGAGGAGGTTAAAAGGGAGCACCGAACGACCGTCATGGTCGTCGGCCACGACTCTAAGACCCTGCTCGTGGAGTCGCGGACCGGCAATCTGGCCAAGGCGTTGAGGAAGGCGAGGGTCTGATGGCAAGCGTCATTCCACCAGACCTTGAGCTGTTCCTTACCGGATGGCTGCGCTCCAACATCACGGACGTCGCGGGCCTGCAGGTCGGAAACCGCATTCCGGATGGTTACGACGGTTCCTATCCGCTCGTGGTCGTGCGTGATGACGGCGGCACGCAATCCGCCGACCGTGTGACGTTCGACAGGTCGATAGGCGTCAACGTGCTCGGATGGACGCGCAACGATACGAAACCATGCCGTGATCTGGCGGCCCGCGTGTACGGGCTGCTGACCGGCGAGCCCGGCATCCTCATCGGATTCGCCGAAGGCAGCCGCATCTGCGCCGTCGTGTCTGACGGATGCAACGGCCCGTACCCGGTCGGCGAGGACACGGCATGGTGCCGCTACTACATGACCGTCGAATATTCGACGGCCGGAATCAGACAACCATAGAAAGGAAACGCCATGGCCAAAGACAGTCAGGGCATGGATCTGGGACAGGTGGAGGCGCTCGTCACCGCCGCCATCATGATCGTCCCGTACTCCACCGAAAACAAAATCACGCCGGAGATGATCGCATCAAGCAATGCAACGCCGGAACTTCCGGCCGCCTACAATCGGTCGACCGCATGCATCGGACTCGTCAAGTCCGACGGCGGCAATCAGGATTCGCGCGACGGCGACGACCCGCTGGAGTTTTTGCAGGACGGTTACAAGAAGCTGCCGTTGGCGACCAGCCTCACGCAGACGTTCAGTCCGGCCGAAAACAACGCGCTGACCCGCAAGATCACCATCGGCGAGCCGGACGCGCAGGGCGTCTACCACGTGGCCGACATCATCCAGGACGCGAAATGGATGGTGTACGAAGAGGAGACGTTCGACACCGGGCGCGTCCACCGTCGTGCCGGCGTCATGCAGGTCACCGGCAACGAGCCGGACCAGCAGGAGCGTGGCTCGGTCACCGGCCGCGCATTGACCGTCGAATGGATGAAGGATCCGCTGTATGTGGATGCGGAGCATCCGAACACCCGCTGGATCGAAAGCTGGTACGACCCAAAAGCGTGACGGCGGTGGCCGTGACCTCGGCTGACGGCAACACGAAGCCGTCGGTCGTCCAAGGCGCGAAGCTCGCGCTCAAGGCCGTCGCCACACATGTGGACAAGACCACCGTGGACGTGACCGGACAGGCCACATTCAAGTCCAAGGATGCAGGCGTGGCGACCGTCGAGGGAGGCACGCTAACCGCCGTCAAGGCCGGAAGCGCGAGGCTCAACGCCACATATGACGGCGTGACCTCACCAGATCTGACGGTCACCGTCACCACACGCGCCGCCTGACCGGCGGACGAAAATCTTCCCGGACCGCCCATCTCGCCTGTCTGCGCGGTCCGGGACTTCTTTTTTCACGGCAGGCAGGCGAAAAGCAGATAGGACAAGACAATGACTTCAACTTCCACCGACTTCAAGCCGACCGTCGAGGATTTCGACCAGTGGACGGAGAAAAACGATGAGGAGGCGTTCGCCTCCATTGCGCAGAACTACAAGGTGCGCCACATCATCAAGGGCGATGTGTATTGGGCGCTCGTGCCTGGCGGACGCACGTACAAGCTTCCACTGTCGATGAGCATCGACGATTTCACCAAACTGTCGAACACGTCCGACGATACGGAGAGCGTCGAACAGCTCAAACGCATTCTAAGCGCCTTCGCTGGCGACAAACAGGCGAAAGCGCTGAACGGCGAACCGGTGCAGGTGGTGTTCAACCTCCTGTCCGACTACGGCGACGCGGTAGTGCGCGCGCAGGGAGCCTCACTGGGAAAATCCAATGGTTCGCCCGCCAGCTCGCCGACCACGGGAGCGTGATCCGAGCCGATTTCACGGCACGTGGCTGGAGCCTGCAAACCGACCTTGGCGGCAGGCTCCGCTACGGCGACGCGATAGCGCTGCTCGAACAGCTCATTGGAGACCCGTCAACCTACACAGGCGCGGAGCTCAACGGCCTGGACTATCCGGCCCGTTGGGGCGAGATGCTGGTCATCTACGCGCTGGGCGGCGAAGAGTATCCGAAACCTTTCGATTCGCTTGCGAAACGATTGCGGGCGGACAGGGAGAAGGCCGAGCGTGAGCGGCTGCGCGAACAGACCAAGGGCATGAGCCCGGTATTCCGGACTCTTTACGAAGACTGAATAACTGAATAGTGGAGGTTCCGCATGGCGTTCGGCAGCGAACTTGGTTCCGCGCATATCAGCGTGTTCCCTTCCATGAAGGGTTTCCGCAGCACGGTCAACAAGGAGGTCGGCGCGAGCGGCAAGGCCGCGTCGAAGACCTTCGATTCGAGCATGAACGGCGGCAAAAGCGGCGGACTGTTCGGACGCGCGTTCAAAAACGGGTTCAAACAGTCGGCGAACGCGTTCGGCGCGGACGTGCTGAAATCCTATGAGCGTGACGTGGCGAAATCCACGGCCGCATACCGTCAGTCCATGCTCCAGCAGAAGGCCGCGGCGAATCAGGTGCGTGCCGCCGAGGAAAGCGTCGCCAATGCCGTCGCCAAGCACGGCGAGGGCAGCACGCAGGCCGAGGCCGCGACCATCAGACTCGAACAGGCGCGGCTGAAGCTGTCCACCATGACCGACCGGGCGACGCAGGCCGAGAACCGGTTGAAGGATGCGCAGAAGGCGCTCAAGGACGCGCAGGACAATCTCGCTTCCAGCAGTGGTTCGCTTGGATCGGCGTTCAAGAATCTTGGTTCGGCGATAATCCAGCCGGTCTCCGGCGCGTTCGGACGGGTCAAAAACGCGGCAACGTCGGCGTTCTCCGGCATCGCCACGAAAGCCCGCGACGGCATGAGCGCTGCCGGCGCTGCCATGCAATCCACCGCGTCACGTCTTACCGCGCCATTGTCTGCGAAGTTCTCCGCGATGAGCTCGGCCATCGCGGCAAGGATCCCAGCGCCTTTCAAAAACGTCAGCAATGCCATCGGCGGCTATCTCGGCAACGTCGGCGGCGCGGTCGGCGGCGTGCTTTCGCAGATTCCCGGAGCCGCCGGCAGTGTCGCGTCTGCGATAGGCTCCAAGCTCAAAAGCGGAGCCGACACCGCATGGAATGCGATCAGCTCCATGTCTGGCAAGGCCGTCGGCGCGTTGAAGGGTGTTGCCACTGTCGGACTTGCAGGCGTTGGCACCGCCGTCGCGGCTTTGGCAGGCGTCGGCAAGAGCGCTCTCGACGCATACGCGACATACGAGCAGGCCGTCGGCGGCGTGGACACGCTGTTCAAGGACGCTTCGGGCACCGTGCAGAAATACGCGGCGGAAGCGTACCGGACAGCCGGAGTGAGCGCCAACGAGTACATGACGCAGGTCACGAGCTTTTCCGCCTCGCTGATCAGCTCGCTCGGCGGCGACACTGCGAAGGCCGCGGAACTCGGCAACACCGCCATGGTCGACATGTCGGACAACGCCAACAAGATGGGCACCGACATCGAGTCCATCCAGCAGACCTACCAGTCTCTGGCGCGCGGCAACTACGCCATGCTCGACAATCTGAAGCTCGGCTACGGCGGAACGAAATCCGAGATGGAGCGTCTGATCCAGGACGCGAACAAGGTCAAGCAGGCGAACGGGGAGATGGGCGACCTGTCCATCGACAAGTTCTCCGACGTGGTGCAGGCGATCCACATCATGCAGGAGCAGATGGGCATCAGCGGCACCACCGCCAAGGAGGCCGCGACAACCATCGAGGGCTCTGTCGGCATGATGAAGGCCGCATGGCAGAACTGGCTGGCGGAGCTCGGCAAGGACAATGCCGACATCAACGGATTGACCAAGCAGCTGGTAGATTCGGTCGGCACGGTCATCGAGAACGTGGGTCCGCGCATCGCGCAGATCATCACCGGCATCACCGCCGCACTGCCACAACTGTTCTCCTCATTGGGCAGCACGCTGCCGGCACTGGTCATGCAGATTCTTCCGCCAGTGCTCGGAGCGTTGGGACAGCTCGGCACGATGCTGCTGACCAGCGCGATGACATGGATCTCGACGAGCCTGCCCCAGCTGCTCGCCCAGTTCCAATTGTGGGTCACGTCGACCCTGCCGTCGTTTTTGCAAACCGGATTGACGATGGTCACGAACCTCTTGCAGGGCATCGTGCAGGCATTGCCTCAGATCGCGTCCACGGCGGTGACCGTGCTGACGACGCTGCTGGATGGATTGTCGGCCCAGTTGCCGCAGCTCATCCCTATCGGCATCAACGCCGTCCTTAACCTCGTGCAAGGCATCCTCAACAACCTGCCGCAGATCATCGACAGCGGTTTGAAGCTTATCCTCGGACTGGCGCAGGGCCTCATCAACGCCATGCCGGACTTGGTAGGCAAGGCTCCGATCCTTATCGGACAACTGGTCGGTGGCATCATCAATCGTCTCCCGCAGATCCTGCAGGCTGGCGTACAGCTGCTCTTCGCACTGGCCAACGGTTTCATTTCGTCGGTTCCACGGCTTATCGGCGCCATCCCCGGCATGGTCGGCCAGATCATGCGCGGTTTCACATCGGTTAACTGGGGGAGCGTCGGCCTGAATATCATCACGGGTATCGCGACCGGCATCGCAGGCGCGGCAGGCAGACTCGTGACCGCCGCAGTCAACGCGGCCACGAACGCGTTGGATTGGGTGAAACGCAAGCTTGGCATCCATTCTCCGTCACGCGTGTTCCGCGATCAGGTCGGTGAGATGATCGGCGAGGGCATGGCGGTCGGCATCGACGAGAGCGCGTCGAAGGTGAGGAAGGCTGCCGGACGATTGACTGGCATTCTACCTTCGCAGGACGCCTCGTATTCCGTCGGCGTCGCCAACGCCTCGCGTGGCGTTAACGCTGCCTCCTACGGCAATGGGGGGAGCGTGACGAACATCACGCAGACGTTCAACTATCCGGCCATCGCGCCGACGAGCATTTCCACGCAGCAGAAGCTGCAGACAGCGGCCATGCCGCAATGGTAATCGGAAGGAATCCGGATGAAGGTCAGCTATTCTCTCAACGGCCAGCCGCTCGATTCCGAGCGGATGCGCGTGCTTGTAGGCACGACGCACTACACGGCGCTGTCGCCGATCGTGGACACCGTGCAGGTGCCTGGACGGCATGGCGTCATCGTCGGCTCGTCCATTCCGGTGTTGGATGCTCCGGAGCTGACAGTCAAGGTCGCGGCGTGGGGTGCTGATTCCGATTCGCTGATCGCGCGTTTCCGTGCCATGTGCCTGTCTGCCGCGAAGCTCACGCTCGGCAGAACGGAGACAACGGAGAGCGGCTATTCGCGCAGCATGGTCACTCGCGTCGTGTGCACGTCCTGCGAGCCGGACGATGATGAGAGGCCGTCCAGCGACCTGCGTGTCATGACCGCAGTTTTCCAATTGCCGGACGTGTTTTGGCGTGGCGTGCAGTGGCAGGAGGCGACGTTGGCCGCGTCGGGCGGCAGGCTGCTGCCGGGCGGGGTCTCCAAGCCGAGTAGCAAGGGGTATTGGACGCGCTGGCAGGGATTGCCTAACGCCAGTCCTTCCGAGCTTTTCGACATCATGCCGGACGGCTGGCTGTCCAATGCGCCAATCGGCATACTGGTCTTGCGTTTCGGCGCAGTCACTGGTGTGACCATCAGTGACCCGGTGAGTGGCACGAATCTGCTGTGGGGCGGCAAACGTGACGCCTCGCGTCCTTATCTTTTCGTCGATGTGGCTAATCGCAAGGCGTGGACGGCGGCCAATGCCGACGCATGGTCCGGTGGTACGGATGCGTCGAATGGCATCGACTGGACCACGGATCCATTGCAAGTGTGGCCCGCGATCGATTCTGGCGATTATCGCCTCGCAATCAAACAGACCGGCAGCGCCGACAAGGTGGTCTGCCGGTTTTTGCAATCCTGGGAGTGAATCATGGCAAAGACTTTGCACGCGCGTCTCGTGGCCTATCGTCCATTCGGTGACCGACTCGGTGTGCTGGCCGAGCCGGTGAGCTTCAGCGCGTCCATGCTCCACAATGATGATGGCGCAATCAGCATCGAATACTCGCTGCTGTCCGGTGACGCTCAGGCTTTCGACCGCGAGCTTACGGACGGCCTCGAAGTGGCAGTGGAAGTCTCGGACGGTAGTGGCTTCAGGGAGCCGGATAATGCGCGATTCGTCATCACGGGACGCTCCGGTAAGACGGATGACCGCACCAAGACCGTCACCTACAGTGGCCAGTCGATTGGCTGGCTGCTGTCAAAGGCGGAAAACAATGATTCCTCGCACCTCATCGCCGATGGCGATAACAAGGGTAAAAGGCCATTTTATTCGTCCAATCCGGGCACGATTATCAAGACCCTGCTTGACGAAAACCGTCAGCGTGGTGGCGTGGCCACCGGACTGTCGCTCGGCTTCGATACCGCGAGGGACGCGGGCGGCGCGGCATGGGCGAGGAAGTACACGCTTTACTATTCCTTGGGCACGGATCTGCAGACCATTCTCAGCTCGCTGGTCAATGGTGGCGGCTGCGACTGGCGCACAAGCGGCAGGGTACTCAAGCTTTGGAATGCGGACAGCACCGCCTTGAGCCGTGACCTGAGCGAGAGCATTGTGCTGCAATTGGCGCGTGACATCAGCGAAGCCCCATTCGAGGAGTCCATCGCCGACCTGGCATCAACCATCCTTGTCGAAGGTGACAATAATCTGCTCTTCCGCATGGATAATCCAGCTGCTCCGACGCCTTGGGGCAAGTGGGAATCCTATAGCTCGCAGGGTGGCGTGTCCGATAAGGATACCGCGCAGGCATTCATGCAGTCCACGCTTGATGATGCGGCTAGGGTACGCGGCCAGTACACGCGCGATCTGGTGACTTCCGGCGTGGATAATCTACCGCTCATCGACTTCCACGCCGGCGACTGGATCACCGCGCCAACAGTCACTCACGGCGAGAAGGTGCGCGTCCAGGAAATCGATTTGAGCATGCGCCAGAACGAGGGCCTATCCTGCTCAATCGCTCTGAACGACATCAAGTACGACGCTTCCGTGCGTCAGGCGAAGAAGATCAAGGGCATCACCGGTGGTGCCGCGTTGGCCGGTAGTGAGGGCGGCACGACCGCCTCGTCCGATCGTGACCATCGCGTGCCGAAGGCTCCGCTTGGTCTTGTGGCGCAGACTGATGCCTATATCGGCAGCGACGGTTTCGCGCATGGTCTGGCCACCGCCATGTGGAGTGCGGTCATGCAGGCCACGAACAACACCGCCATCGAGATCTCGAACTATGCCGTCGAGTGGCGCAGGCACGTGGATGGCGCGCCCTGGCATTCCGCTGGCACGACGGATAAGACGCAGCTTGGCTTCGGCGGTTTGGATTGCGGCACGCAAATCGAGGTGCGCGTCAGGGCTGTGCCGACGTATTCGGACAAGCTTGGTGAATGGTCGAGCGTTTTCGTGGCCACCGTCGAATCGGACGTGACGCCTTGCTCTGTGCCATCCAAGCCGGTATTGTCGTCCGAGCTTGGCGTGGTGACCGTCCACTGGGACGGCAGGACCTCCACCGGCGCGTCGATGGAATCGGACTTCGACCATGTCGAGGTCGGCGAGGGCGCTAACGCGGCCGGCATGACCGTCATCAGCGCCACGCAGGCAGGTCAGGGCGATTATCTCGTGACCGGTCTGACAGCCGGCTCCCAGCACTCCTACGCCTTGCGCTCCGTCGATCATGCGGGCAATCGTTCCGGCTGGTCGGCAGTCGCTTCGGTGACGGTCGCGTCGGCGGTGTCGCCGGAAGAGGTCAAGCAGATCCAGAAGGATTTGGCTGACAACAAGACGGCGTTGATGGATAATACGGCGAAGCTCGATCAGGCGAGGAAGGATATCGCCGCGAATCAGGCCGCTCAGGCGGATACGGCGAATGCTCTCGAATCCGCGAAGTCGGACATCAAGGCGAACCAGTCGGCCATCAACTCTGCCAACGCAACGTTGAGTGATAACACCGCGAAGCTGACGCAGGCGCAGAAGGACATTCAGGCGAATAAGACTGGTCTTGATGCGGCGAATCAGACGCTCTCGCAGGCCAAGGCCGATCTGTCGCAGGCGCGGAGGGACATCGCGCAGACCAAAAGCGACCTGGCCACGGCGAACGGGGAGATCAGCAAGGCGAAGGAGTCGGCGGCGCAGGCGTATGCCGAAGCCCATAGCAAGAACCATACGTTTCGCGGTCCCGACGAGCCGAAGGGCAATCTCATCGTCGGTGACCTGTGGCTCAAGACGCAGAAGTATTGGACGAGGTGGAAGGGCGAGAAGAACGCAAGCCCATCACTGCTCGCGGACTTTTACACGTACTGGACCGGCGCGCCGAACAATTCTCCTTCCGTGCTCGTGCCATTGGCCGACCGCGTGATCGACACGCTTGTCTGGGATGGCTCCGCTTGGAACCACATGGGCTATGCCGATGTCGAGAAGAACGCAGACGAAATTTCCAAGGCTAAGTCGGATATCGCGGACAATGCCGCGAAGACCACCGACGCCAAGAAGGCTGCCGAGAACGCCGCTGCCGCAGCGAAAAACGCGCAGGGCACGGCTGACACGGCAAATGGTGCGGCGAAGACCGCGCAGGACACCGCCAATGCGGCCAACGCCGCCGCGAAGAGCGCGACCGCGACCGCCGGTCAGGCCAAGGATGCCGCCAATGCGGCGCAGACCGCCGCCGAGAGCGCGAAGAAGACCGCTGGCAATGCGGAGACTTTGGCGAACACCGCCAACGCTTCGGCCAATGCGGCGAAGTCCGACGCGGCTTCGGCCAAGACGGACGCGTCGAATGCGAAGGCCACCGCCTCGAATGCGTCGAGTGTGGCCACGCAGGCCAAGGCCACCGCAGACAGCGCGGCACAATCCGCCACCGACGCGGCCACCGCCGCGCAGAAAGCGAATACGGCTGCTGCCGCCGCCGCTGGCGTGGCGAACGGCAAGGCCGACGTGCTTATCCAGGGCACGGCACCGGCCACGTCGATGCGCAAGGCTTCGACCTTGTGGATTGACACCACGAACGGTGCGAACACGCCGAAGCGCTGGAATGGCAGTGCTTGGGTGGCTGTGACCGACAAGGCCGCTACCGACGCCGCGAATGCGGCTGTCAAGGCGAATGATGCGGCCAAGACCGCTCAAGCCACCGCCGACAAGGCTTCGACCGCTGCCGCCAACGCGGCTTCTCAGGCTAATCAGGCTCAGGCCGCAGCCAAGAAGGCGCAGACAACCGCCGACGGCAAGAACCTCATCTACCGTGGCCCCGACGAACCGAATCATGACGGTCTGAAGCCGGGCGACATGTGGTGGCGCACGCAAAAGTATTGGACGAGGTGGAAAGGCGAGAAGAACAATTCGCCGTCCATGCTGGCCGACTTCTACACCTACTGGCAGGGAACGCCGAACGCTTCACCAAGCGTCTTGGTGCCGCTCGCTGATCGCGTGGTGGAAGTCCTGACATGGGACGGTACGAGATTCGAGCCATTCGACCTCGTGGCGAACAACATCCTCGCTGCTGGAACCGTGGCCGCGAAGCATCTCGCTGCCGACTCCGTGACCGCTGAGAAGGTCAAGGCCAATGCCATCACGGTGGACAAGCTGGCTGCGAATTCGGTCACGACTGAAAAGCTGGTGGCCGACGCGGTGACCGCCACGAAACTCGCCGCCAACTCGGTGCAGGCGCGGAACATCGTCGCACTGGCCATCACGTCCGACAAGATCGCGGCCAATTCGGTGACTACGGGCAAGCTGAAGGTCACTGAGGATATGACGGTGGCCTTGCTCAACGTCCACAAGATTCAGGCGGGCGACATTGCGGCTAATGCCATCACGACCGACAAGCTCGCCGCTGGCGCGGTCAATGCGGATAAATTGGCTGCTAATTCGGTGACTGCTGGCAAGGTGCAGACCAATGCCATCGGCACCGACAAGCTCGCCGCGAATGCCGTCACGACCGCGAAGCTGAAGGTCACTGAGGATATGACCGTGGCGCTGCTGAATGTGCATAAGATTCAGGCGGGCGACATCGCCGCCAATGCTGTCACGACCGATAAGCTGGCCGCCAACGCGGTGAATGCGGATAAGCTGGCCGCTAATTCGGTCAATGCGTCCAAGATTGTCACTGGTGCCATCACCGCCGACAAGCTCGCGGCAAACAGTGTGACGGCTGTCAAGATCGCGGCTGGCACCATCACGTCCGACAAGGTGGCGGCGGGCCAATTCAAAGGCTATGTCTTCACCGGCGCGATATTCCAGAGCTCCGAGGCCGAGAACACCGGCATGAAGCTCAACGGCACCGCATTGCAAATGTGGGACAGCAACCACAATCGCACCGTCTATCTTGACGGCGAAGGCAAGTCGAATCTGCTGACTGGCACGTTCCAAACCCGCACGAGCGGGCACAGGGTGCGCATCAGCCCGGATTATCAGACCTACATCATCGGCGGATCTGAGACTTTCACCGGTGATGGCATCGAATTCCCCGCTTACAACGGGTCCACCGCCTACTTTTCGCATCCGGCCATCGCTTCTGTCATCCAGTCGAATCAGGTCGGCGCGATGGGCGAACTGGACTTGTGGAGCGGACACGTGAGCAAGAACGACCCTGCCGCGTTCATGTCTCTCAGATCGAAGCCGCGCAAGAAAGGCGGTACCGGCAGCGGCGGCGTCACATCCAGAGTGCATGCCGTGGCGAACACGGATTACGACGAGGCGGACGAGAGCAAGAAAAGCAGCGCTTTCCTCACTCTGTCCGGCGATAGCGCGAACGGTTCGGAGTGCTGGCTCGAAGCGCAAGACGCGAACGGCGAGGTCGGAGTCGGCGCGAACATCGGCACCGGATACGTGTATCTCGGCGGCTATCTTGGCGGCATCACGAACCGTTTTACGTTCCATGCCCAGGCTGCGTGGAAGGCGTGGTATCCGAATCCCGGCTCGAAGATTGCGACCGGCGCTTCCATGCAAGTCGATTGCACGTTCAGCCCGACGAAATACGGCCACTATTACGTCGTCGCGAACGCGGATTCACAATGGGCGGGCATCATCGCGCACCCGATGAACACGGGCGGCCAGAGCGGCTTCACATTGAAGCTGTATAACGCCGACCAGCCTTGCCCGGTGGATGTTTACGCGGAATTCCTGGCTTATTTGGTCAAGTGATTGGAGGAAATCTTGTCTGCGACTTTCGAAACGGATGAGAACAGTGGGCTTTGCATTATCCGCTGCAATCCGCCCATAAACGGGTCGGACAGTTTCGTGTTCACGATCGACGTGCTCGTCTCGTGGAAGGCGCTGCTCGGCCTTGCTTCGACCCGTGAAGCGATCGCCGCAATCATGCAGGGCAAGGAGGACACGAGCCGGTACGACCCGAAAACGGGGCGCGGCGTATGGACAGGCGCGTATGAGGCGCTTGAATCGGCGCTGAATGATTCCGCCACCGGCGTGAGCATGCTTGCGGCTGATGGGGAAGTGTTGAATGACCCGCTTACCGCCGCGCGGAATAAGGCGCGTGAGGGCATGAACCTGCCGGTCATGTCGAATGAGACGGACGCGAATCTCATTGCCACACTGTCCGCTGATGACTCCGATGAGGAGCCGTCGAGTGGCATTGACGTGACCGTGACCAAGGACATTGAGGGATTGGACGATTTCCTCAATGACGAGTCCAGTCAATCAAATCTGGACGAGTGCGAGGAGAGATTTTACCAATCCCTCATGCCACGACCTCAAAACAACCAACAATAAGGAGATTGATTATGGCCGATGTGACCACTGAGACCACTACCGATACCACGCCTGCCGAGCTGTCTGGCGTGCTTGATTTGCGTCCGCCGAAGGAGTCGGTGCGAGCGGAATTGTGCCGTTTGGGATTGGAGTTTTCCAGCGCTGACGGCACCGCCGAATCGTGGCGCGACTACCAGCGTGGCGTGCTTGCGACGTTCGATGATTCCGGCACGTCCGTCACGTTGACGGACGTGAAGACGAATCTCGGCCGCACGCTCACCTTGGACGAGCTTAAGGCCGTGACTCGTATCAATACGATGACCGCCGCCGACTAGCCCGTATTTCCCAGTTTTTTTTCAACCCCTGCAATCCACACGGATTGCGGGGGTTTCGTATTTAAGGAGACATTTTGACTCAGATTCCAGCCGACGCGAACGACGTCATCGACACGCTCTCCGCGCAAATCGGCACTCTCAACAAGCAAAACGCAATCCTGACCAGCCAACTCGCGGCGGCCATGAAACTGATCCCGCAGGATGTGCTCGACGCAACCAAGGGGGTGGATGATGACAGTGAGGATTAACTGGTTCCCCGACCCGAACATCACGCAGACGTTTGGAGCGTATGCGCCGAGCACCATGAAAGTGGATTTTCCGGTCGTGGCCCGCAGGAACTGGCTGCGCGCGACCGTGCTCACCGTTGGAGACGGTTACGCGCAGTATTCGCTGCAAGGCGACCGTCTTCCACCGGCTGGAACCTACCACGTGCACTGCTGTGCCTTCGCGAAGCACGCCAACGCATTCGCCCGCGTCTACACGAAGGTCGGTGGCAAGTATACGGTGCTATTGCAAAAAGAAATAGCGGATGGCACGACGGTCGATGTCGACGGGACCATAACGATTCCGGACGACTGCGAGGAACTCCTCATCCGCACCACAGCAGGCAAAGTGGTCGGCGCGATAGTCATGCTGAGCGATATTCTCATCGAACGCGCCGACACATATGGCACTGCCGTGGGGGGGGGCTTCCGGGCTTCTTCACCGGGGATACGATGCCACGCGATTAAGGCGATTCGTCGGGCGGGTGATGCCCGATGATAGTCACGAACCTATGCACGAGCCCATCCTCGACCATCACCCTGAAAGCCGACAAGTGGGTGAATATCACGACCCTTCCGAGCGTGAATGGGGCGACATATCAGATCAGCGTCGAGGTGAACGTCACAGGCGGCACTATCTCGATAATCGGAGCGGATGGCGACATCAACGCAAGACAACGTGTCAGCTACAAGATGATCATCAACAATTCCCATCCGATATCAATGAGTTATCACGTCAAGTCAGGCAGTCCGACCGTCACAGTGACGAACATGCTCATCTGCACGTGGGACGAATACCAGGCGAACAAGACCCTGCTCGACGGCATCGAATATTTCGACGGGGATACGATGCCCCGAGCCTGACCCTCGCACTGGGGGTGGTGGCATGAGTGTCATCACGAATTATGCGTCCAGCCCGCTTGCCGTTTGCACCGTCAATGGTGCTGGCCGTAACGATTTCCCAGGCTGGAATGTCACTAATGATGCGCCGGCCGAGCACGTCGTGAGCGCCAGAGTCGAGCTTGTGTCCGGCACTGGCACGATCAGATTCGGATGGGACAGTGATCACGTGCTTGATAAGACGGGACGTCTGACAGCTTATCCGAGACAAAATATTTTCCCTCAAATCACGGTCATCACCACCGGTGATGCCGTCTGGAAAGTCAGCCACGTTATTGTCACCTCACAAGCGGAATACAGTCAGCTGACATCAAAATACGGGCTTGTTTATTTCGATGGCGGCACTATGCCAAAAGACTAACCAATTTTAAGGAGATGTGATGTGATTCAAACGTTTCTAGCAGGGTTTGGCGGTGTGGGCGGCGCGTGCGCGCTCATCACGCTCGGCCTGAAAGTCTGGCCGGGCGCTTTGGAAGGATTGGCGACCGGCCTGTACAGCCACGTCAATCCCGAAAGACTGCCATACAATTCGCCGCTCTCCCAGCATTTCGCCAAAACACGAATGCTCGGAGAACGTACCGAAAAATTCGACGAGCGCATGGACGAGTTGTGCCGTGACACCATCAAAAACACGATCATCAGCCTGATCTACGGCGACCAGTCACACGACCATTCCGAGGCCGTCCGATACGAGCTGGCTAAGCTCGAAAAACTCGACGCGCAATGCTGGATCATCTCAGCAGCCGAAAAATACTTGGAGGACCGGCAATGACACGACTGCTCATCGCGGGCGGAGCCTACCTATTGCTCCTCGCACTCATTCTCATTTTCAACCACGGCGCTCACATGCGCTGACACCGATTTTCAGGGCCATCACTTCAGTGGTGGCCTTTTCGTTTGCCTCGAAAGAGGCGGAAAGGAGGCGGTCGTGATCGATGTGACCATGACGCCGGAAATGACACCGCAGGGCGACAGTCTGCCGCCCATTGACATCCCGGTCGTGTCCGAGACGGATGCGGCCAAGGCTGTCGAAGGATTGGAGGACTGACATGGCAAGCGTAAGCGCTTTGATTAACCGCATGCGTTACTGGTGCGCCGTGGCCAACATGGGCTACTCGCAGGCGGACCGCTGGAACTTCAACCCCTCAGGTGGCAACTGCGATTGCTCGTCCCTTGTCATCCACTGTCTCAAGGAGGCGGGCTTCGACACCGGCTCGGCCACCTACACCGGCAATCTGAGCGGCAATCTGACCCGTCGCGGTTGGATTCGTCTGCCGGCGAACGGCAGCCCGCAGCCTGGCGACATCCTGCTCAACGACGTGCACCACGTGGCCGTCTATCTGGGCAGCGGCAAGCTCGCGCAGGCGTCCATCAGCGAGCGGGGTACCGCCTACGGGAAGGCTGGCGATCAGACTGGCCGCGAAACCAACATCCGCGCCTACTACAACTATCCGTGGAGCTGCTACCTCCGCTACGGCGGCGGAAACACCTCTTCGGCATCCACTGGCGCATTGGCCGTGGATGGCAATGTCGGCCCGGCCACCGTGCGCCGTTGGCAGCAGGTGATGGGCACTGCGGTGGATGGCATCATCAGCGGCCAGCAGGTGCCTGACGAACGCACCTACTGGCGTCCGGCCATCGATTCGAGCGTGGTTCGCTACGGTGCTGGCGGCAGTGATCTGATCCGCGCCGTGCAGCGTCGCCTGGGCTGTGGTGTTGATGGTCTGCTTGGCCCTGCCACCATTCGCGCCATCCAAGCGCACTACGGCTTGGCGCAGGACGCATCATTCGGTCCTGGTACGGCACGCGCCTTGCAGACGGCACTCAATCAAAACCGATTCTAAGGGGGTTTAATATGGCTCAACATGCAGCGCCAACGACTTTGGAGACCACAGTCAATAATCTGACCAACGAGTGCGAGGACGGTCAGGACAACCAGCAGCCGACCGCTTACACGCCCGTCTTTTCCAAGGGCGTGCGTACCGTGGTCTACGTGCTGGGTCTGATCGCATCGTGCGTTGGTCTTGGCTTCATGACCTTCGGTGACGCCGCGATCGGCGGATACATCAGCACCGTGGCCGGCTTCATCGCTTCCGGCTTGGGCGTGGCCTACAATCCACTCCGCCGCAATTAATTTTCGGGCTTGAAAATCAAACTCGCGCCGGAAACTCAACATCAGGTGTGGAAAAATTTGCGGCACTGTAGTGTCCGTGGAATTTTTTACACCCTGTTTTTAAATCTGCCCCTTCTCCATTTTGGAGGAGGGGCTTTGCTTTTAGGACTTTCAAAATGGGCATCAGACAGCAGACGATTGACGATTATGGGTCGTTCGTGGAGAAATTCAAGCCGAAGAAGACCACGGATGACTGCTACACCCCCCCCGCAGTGTATGGGGTGATAAAAGACTGGGCTTGCCGGGAATACGGTATAGACCCTGATAAGGTGGTGCGCCCGTTCTATCCGGGCGGGGACTACGAGCGGTTCGACTATTCGGGCGGTGCGGTGGTTGTGGATAATCCGCCGTTCAGCATCCTGTCGAAGATCTGCACGTTCTATCGGACGGAGCAAATTCCGTTCTTCCTGTTCGCGCCGTATCTCACGATCTTCTCCAGCACGTCGCGCAACGGAGCGCACATGATCGTCACGGATTCGACCATCGAATACGCGAACGGCGCGCAGGTCAACACGTCGTTCGTGACGAGTTTCGGTGATGACCTGATCCGCACCGCGCCGGATCTGGCCAACGCGATAGACGAGACCGTGAAGCGCGTCAGGAAAGAGCAACGCAGGCATCCGCCGAAATACGCGTATCCGCGTGAACTGCTTACCGTGAGCAGGCTCGGGAAGATCGGCAGGCAGGTCGAGTTCCGCGTCAAGGCTTCGGACGTTGCGTTCACGAGGGCTCTCGACTCGCAGAAGGCCGTGAAGAAGGCCATCTACGGCGGCGGCTATCTCCTGAGCGAAGCTAAGGCCGCGGAACTGAAGGCCGCGGAACTGAAGGCCGCAGAACTAAAGGCCGCAGAAGACGTGACAGTCTGGCCTCTCTCCGAAACCGAAAGGCGGATCATCGAAAACCTCGCGCAAGAATCGCGCGGTTGAATTCCTGTTGGAATATTTTGCACCCACATGCAACATCGCCCCTCTCTCAGCTCTTAAGCTGGGGGAGGGGCGTTTTCGTGTTTATTCGGTCTTGTGTTTGCGTGGCCTGCCTCCGCCGACGCCGCGTCCTGGGCGCTGCGCGTTCCATTGGTCGATGGTGTCGGGGAGCCAGCCGCGCGTGCGGCCGATGGTTACGTCCGGCTCGGGCAGGTCGTAGGAGGCGGCGTTGGCGACGCCGAGGCGTTCGGAGACCTGTTTGATGCCGAGGTATTCAGTCGTCATTGTCCCTCCTGTCCCTGATGAGCGTGGCGATGCTCCAGATTCCCGCCGCGAGGCCGAACAGTCCGGCCTGCCATGCTTTCCCGGCGCAGCCGAGCGAGAGCGATGTCAGGCCGCATACGATGCCGCATACGGCGAACAGTGTGCTTGTCTTCATGATGGGTCATGAAATAGGATGGAACCGGAGGGTTCCGGGCAGTAGGAGTGCTCGGAACCCTCTTGTCATCTGCCGTGCCTAGGCGGCTTTCTGAGCGAGATGACCAGCGCCGCCAGTGCGATGATGTTGCTTGTCACCGAGCTGATGGCGTTTACGATGTCCGTCCATTTCATGTTCACCTCCTTTCCTTTGTTGACATAAACTATTGTATCAAATATATATAAGTAATGCAAGCCAAAACACAAAAAACAGAGAAAAAATCAACGGATTGATAGACTTGATGCCACGCAAACGAAGGGGCAAGCATGGCCTACACGATCCGCCAATACCAGACGAAAAGCGGAAAAAGATACGAAGTCAGATACCGTAAGCCGGACGGCACGGACACAGGCAAACGCGGCTTCAAACGCAAAATGGACGCCGATGCCTGGGGCGCAGCGAACGTGACCACAGCTAAAAGCGTCGGAGCGTACATCGACCCACAAGCCGGAAGACGCTTGGTCGAAGACTTCTGGGAGCCATGGCTGGCCGCAAAAAAGACCAAGGCCAAACCAAGCTACATCAAGTCATTGGAGGATGCTTGGCGCGCGCATGTCATGCCTCAATGGGGAGTACGCGAAGTCCAGTCCATCACAATGGACGAGGTGCAGCGGTGGGTCACCGATCTGGCTGGCAGGCGCAGCGCGTCAGTGACCATCCGTGCTGAAAACCTCCTGCGCAGTCTCATGGAGAGGGCAAAGGCCGATCGGTGCATCCACGACAATCCATGCGACGGCATCGAGCTGCCGCGCAAGCAGGTGCGGAAGCATGTCTATCTGTCGGCCGATGAATTGTCTCGTGTGGCGATGCAGTGCGGGTGGCGTGAGCCGATCGTGCTGACCTTGGGCCTGTGCGGCATGAGGTGGGGCGAGCTCGTGGCGCTCCGTGTCGAGGATGTCGATCTGCAACGCTGTCGACTGCATATATATAGGAGCATCACGCGTCTTTCCAGCAGGATGGTGGAGACCGACCCGAAGACCCATGATGGACGCTCGGTGATGTTCCCCTTGGTGTTGCGTCCGCTGCTCGCCAAGCAATGCGAGGGGCGCGAGCCGTCCGATTTTCTTTTCACCGCTCCCGGCGAGCCTCTGGACGAACCGATGGGCAACGGCTGGAATCCGACGCGGCACGATGGGTGGTTCGCGGTGGCGCTTCGCCGCGCGGGCGTGGAGCGTGGCCACATGACGATTCACGATCTGCGGCATACCGCCGCTTCGCTCATGGTGCAGTCCGGCGCTAATGTCAAGACCGTGCAGCGGCAGCTCGGCCACAAGTCGGCCGCGATGACGTTGGACGTGTACGCGGACCTGTTCGACGATGATCTGGACGACCTGTCGGAGCGTATGGGCGGTCTGCTGTTTTCGCAGGATGTGGGCAAAATGTGGGCAAAAGCGACGCAAGGCATTGATGGAACCGTTGAAACGGCAAGTGTCTGAAGCTTTTCTCCTGTGGGTTCGAGTCCCGCTGGAGGCACTTTTGGAAACCGCCAGA